AGGAAAGATAAGACCAGAGGAGTACTTCACGGTATTCAAGTTCTTTCCTGATCCGGACAGTGCTATTTATGGACTCGGGTTTGGTCAGTTGTTGGGACCAACCAACGAAGCGGCCAATACCATTATTAACCAGTTGCTCGATGCGGGACATAACAGTGTCCTTCAGTCGGGGTTTATAGGCAAAGGCGTAAGAGTAAACAAGGGAGGAGTACTTAGATTTAAGCCGGGAGAGTGGAAACTCTTGCAATCGACCGGCGAGGATATGCGCAAGAACATAGTACCTCTCCCTGCGAAAGAACCTAGTGCTGTGTTATTCCAATTGCTTGGACTCCTGGTGGAGTCTGCCCGTGATTTAACCTCTGTCTCCGACATGATGCAGGGCAAGAATCCGGGACAGAACCAACCGTATGCAACCACACAGAAGGTGTTGGAGCAAGGGTTAAAGGTGTTCAATGAAATCTATAAGCGCATATTTCGCTCACTTAAGCGCGAGTATAAGAAGATTTATGTTTTGGATTACAAGTATCTCGGGGCGGAAGAGTATCAGGAAATACTTGATACAACTGCGTTCCCTGACAGGGATTTTACTCGGGATAATACTGATGTGGTACCTGCCGCTGATCCTGATATGGTTGCGGAAATCGAAAAGATTATGCGTGCAGTGGCTCTTGAAGCATCCGCTGCTGCAGGGGCACCCCTCAACAAAGCAGTCGTCCTCCGCCGTAAGCTCGAAGCGGAAGGGCACGAGAACATAAAAGAGTTGATGGATATTCCTCCAGCCCAACCTTCGTTTGAAATGCAGATGGAACAGGACAAGTTCCAGCACGAGCAACAGATGGACTATGCCAATCTTGAATTGGCAACACTAAAGACGACAGAGCAGGCTATGCGCGATCGTGCCGCAGCCTATAAGACAATCAAAGAAGCAGAGCTTGCGCAGCAGCAGATTACCCTTGAGCAGTTCAAGGAGTTTGTGGATGCGCAAGACAAGGAAAGGGAAGGTCTAATCAAGCGGTTTGATTCCGTAACAAAGAGGATCACGGCAACTAAGCCAGCCGCCCCAACAAGTGAGTAAAGATGATTAAGGAAAATTTGGATCGTTTGGAGAGTATAGCTTCAAGCGCGTGGAATGACATAGACAGGGATTACATAGATGCATGGAAGCAAAGCCCGGTAACGAAGGCGCTACTTAAACAACTGGACTATGAGTACCAAGCCTCAGTAGTACAGATTGTAGATCACGTTGCCGCGGGCATGAGTTTGGAATTAGTAGGCCACGTAACAGCACAGAATGTAGCTAGGGCGCTTTACATAGAATACATAGCCGATCTGGTAAAAGAACCAGAACAGGCGCAACAAAGAGAGGAAGAAGATGGCACTGATACCGTGCGGGCACCGACTGATTATTGAGCCGGATAAAGTAGAGAAGGAAACAGATTGGGGATTACAGCTAGTTTCTTTTGACGAGAGGCTAGAGGAAGCAGGACAGCAGATAGGAACGATAATCGCTATCGGTCCCGATGCGTGGAAAGCTTTCCGAATGATGGATGACAACGGACAAGAGCGCAACGGCAAGCCGTGGGCTAAAGTAGGGGATCGAGTCTGGTATTCAAGGTATGCAGGCAAGTTTATCTTAGATCCACACACTGAGAAAGAGTACAAGTTGATTAACGATGAAGACGTTAATGTGATCATAAAAGAAGAGGAATAGAGAATGGTCGAGGAAGTAAAAGAAGAGCCAGAAAAAAAGGAAGAGAAGGAGGAGGTTGTAGAACTATCGCCGGGAGAAGAGAAAGCTCGGGGAGATGGTTGGAGACCCCAGGATGAATACGAAGGGGCGGATTCGCAGGAGTGGTTCGATTGGCCGGAGTTCAATCGACGTAGCGAACTTTTCGGAAAGATAAATGCTCTAGGTAAGTCGAATACGGTACAAGGTGCCAAAGTAGACGAACTTACCCGCGCCCTGAAAGAGATGGGTGAACACAACGCCAAGTTGGCAGAAGTTTACCGAAAGAACAAGATGGACGAATTGAAGAGCCAAAAGAAGCAGGCGCTGGAAGAGTCGGATCACGATCAAGTCGTAGAACTCGATGAGCAGATGAGTGAGTTGAAGGAAGCGAAAGCTCCCGAGGTGACAGTGGACGAGACTCCACAGCTTGCTCCAGAGATCGTAGATTGGATGGGAGATACCTCTAACAAGTGGTATCACGAAGACGAGAACATGCGCTTGTTTGCAGATTCTGTAGCACAAGAATGCTTTAACAGCAAAGTTGCTCCGGCGGAGATGTGCAAGACGGTAGATTCCCGCATAAGGCAAGCATTCCCACACAAGTTTGGGAATGCTTCTAATACCCCTAACAAGGTAGCGGGTGCGGGCGGTGCTAACAAGAAGAGCAAATCTAGTAAGTACACTGCCGGCGATTTGAACGATATGCAGAAACAGATAGGGCAGAGTTTTGTTGACAGTGGTGCAATCAAAGATTTGCAAGAATACGTAAACCAATTAGCAGATCTTGGTGATCTGTCAAGTCAACAATAAAGAAAGGTATATAGAGATATGAGTGAAAATACGCTGACATTACAAGATGTAGTTAAAAGGCCAAAGAAGAGAGGGCGACCTCGTAAAGAAGTTTCAAGAGCAGACGAAAATAAACCGACACGGATTCCCGTATCTGGAAACAGAGATATTCTAACAGTCAAGGGTAAAGACAAAGACTACGAATATCGATGGGTAGTAGACTCAGATGAGAATGGACACCGTATTTTTCGATTCATGCAAGGCTCATGGGAATTTGCAACCACAGAACAAGGATTAGAAATTGGGCAAATGGCCATTTATAAGTCTGAAAACGTTGGAAGCATTATTAGAGTCCCCGCAGGTAAGACCCAGGCAAGTAAAGGTGAGTACCAATACTTGATGAGAATAAAGAAGAAGTTTTACCAAGAGGACCAACGTGCTAAGGAAAAAGCCCTTAAAGAAACAGAACGGAAGGCGTTCAAAGCCGATAAGGATATGTCGCCTGATGGGATGGGACAATATGGGCAAACTGACGTAAGTACAGAATTAAAATACGTCAATCAATCTTAACATAAGGTAAATTTAAATGGCAAATGTAGATAGGCCGAACGGATTTCGTCCGGTCAAGACATTATCTGGTGCGCCAATCAATTCAACTTTGCGTTTCGTTGGTGTAGCTGACGCGGCGGATATTTTTGTTGGTGATGCATTGGAACTTGCTAGTGGTCTTGCAGCGCGTTTGACTGTGGAAGATGAGTGTGTGGGTGTTGCGGCTGGTTTTGGTAAGATCTCCAAAGGAGAGCAGAACTTTTCCGGTCCTTATAACCCGGACACTTTAATGACTCGATATTACGACGATTCAGCAAGCACTCATACAGAATGGGGAGTTTGGTATTACCCCGTAGATGACATGATTTTTGAAGCGCAAGTAGACGACACCGCAGAAACGGGTGTTGTAGGCGAAGCTTACGATATTATTGTGGGATCTGGTAGTACTACTACGGGCCTTTCTGATATGGAAATAAACGGCGATGCACTTACCAACGACGGCGATGTAGTTATTGTAGAAATACCTAACCTTCCAGATAATGATCATACTTTAGCGTTTGGTCGTTATTGGGTTAAGTTTACTACTCACGAATTCGCTGCAGTACCATAAGGGGGAAATAAAATATGGTTGTTTCATCATCATCATTCGCGAAAGCACTATTCCCCGGAGTTAGTTCTTGGTACGGTAAAGCGTATAACGAGCACGAAGTGGAATACACAGACCTGTTCGATGTGAAAACGTCGAAGAGAGCATACGAAGAGCACGTAGGTGTTAGTGGATTTGGGCAGGCCGCTCAGAAGTTGGAAGGCGCAAGCATTCCGTATGACGACGAGAGCCAGGCTTTCTTGACCCGCTTCCAGCATGTGGTCTACGGTCTTGGATTCATCATAACCAAAGAAATGGTAGAAGACGACCTCTACGATGTCGTTGGTGAAAGGCGTTCCCAAGGTCTTGCTTTCTCAATGAGGCAGACTAAAGAAACTGTTGGAGCTAATGTGTACAACAGAGCATTTGACGGTTCCTACCTTGGTGGGGATGGTCTTGAGATGTGTTCTGCGGCCCACGTTAACTACGCAGGCGGAACTTGGGCGAATGAGCTTTCTACCGCTGCTGATATTTCAGAAGCAGCGCTAGAGCAGGCTTGTATCGACATGGAAAAATGGACGAATGATCGTGGCTTGAAGGTTGCGGTTCGACCTCGTTGCATTGTTATTCCTGTTGATATCGAGTTCGATACTCATCGTATCCTTAACGCTACCTTCCGGGTAGGCACGGCAGATAATGATCCTAACGCGATTCGTCAGATGGGTAAGTTCCCAGACGGCGTTAAGGTCAATCATTACCTGACCGATACGGATGCGTGGTTCCTTCGTTCTAATCTTCCCAACAACGGCATGTGCTTCTATCAGAGGCGTCCGATGTCCTTTACTGTGGACAACGACTTTGATACGGAGAACGCGAAGTACAAAGCTACTGAGCGTTACAGCGCAGGCTGGATCGATCCTCGCGCGATCTTCGGATCACCGGGAGCGTAATCACAACTTAAATTAGACTCCCTATGGTCCGTTGTGGGGCTGCTGCAGTATCCTCTGCGATAGGGAGTTTTTAAAAGGAAACTAAAATGACTACTTTTGGTGATCAAGTTTACCAGAATGGAGGTATGCCCGTAGGAGCAAGTGGAGTACCTACTACTTACGGTAACTATATTTTTGTAAATCCAGACTCTTCGACGTTTGGTAATGGTTCTTCTATGAAGAAACCCTATAAGTTTATCGGGCAAGCCATAACTAAAGCTGTGTCCGGAAACCACGATGTAATTCTATTACATGGTAATAGTGGGCTCAAGACAGGCAACGGTGCCGCAGACGAAGAGATAGAAGCTACTTTGACTAAGGGTCGCGTACATTTTGTTGGTCTTGGTGGTGGTTCTCGTTATCAAGGACAACGTTCTCGCTGGACGATGGGCGTTACTACAACTGAAGATTCAGATGCTATTGCGGTTCTACAGAACACGGGTGTTGGTAATACTTTTACTAACATTAAGTTCGACAGTTCTGATACGAATACTTCTAGCCTTTATGTAGTTGCCGAAGGTGGAGAGTATGCACAGTACACTAATTGCGAGTTCTTTAAGAGCACGCTTCTAGGAACTGCTAATACTGCTACTGTTTTGATGAATGGAGATACAGCTTATATGAAGAATTGTGCTATTGGTTCTTCAGCAACACAGCACACTTCAACTACACACTCTAACGTGTTATTTACCAGAGAAACAATCACGGGCAAGGTTGCGCGTGATACTTACTTTGATAATTGTGTGTTTCTTCTAAATTCATCACAAACAGCAGCGGCCAACTGGCGCATACCAGGGGCAACTGATATAGAACGTATGTGCTGGGCGCAGGACTGCCTATTCCATAATGTCAAGCTATCTGCCGCAGTGGTAGAAGCTATTGAGATGGGCGCTGAACAGACACAGGGCTTTGTTGTTCTGAAAGACTGCTATCAGGTGAACCACACGAACTTCTGTTCGGGAACAACTGATTCCGTACACTTCGCAGGACCAGAACGAGCTACTGCGGGTACGGCTGGTGATTCCATAGCGTTGACCTAAGATGCCAGGTGATAACGTAGAATTCGTTGCGGAAGGTACAGGGGATACCCTCTTTCATATTTGTAACTTATATACCATGCCGGTTGTTGACCAGTTTGTACATCTTAATGGTACAGAGTACAAAGTTGAAAAGGTAGAAGTATATTTGGCAGACGACGATTGGGTAGAACCTGTTTCGGGATATACGGCTCGATGGCGTATCTCTGAACAACGTAACGTAGTAACTTTAAGTGTAGTACCTTGAAAAGAAGGGGGCTTTTGCCCCCTTCGTTGGAATTGGAATGATATACGAATACAAATGCGACGGTTGTTCCAACTTATGGGTGCGAGAATGCGCTTTGGCAGAAAGGAACAATCCTGAAAAATGCTCTTGTGGTTGAGTTGGAAGACGTTTGATATCGTCTGTCCCTTTCCGACACAACAGAACGCATCCAGATGTTAAACAGCCGATGGAGGAGTTAGTGGCGGGAATACCCGGCAGTAACATGACGGAATTATGAGGAATAAATAAGATGGCAATTAGTAGCCGAGTACATGTGAATGGGCGCAACAAATACGCTGCTACTTTTCATATGATAGGGGATGATGAAGCAGCGGTAGTTAAAATTGATCGTTCTACTCTTTTACCTCCGGGAGGAGGGGCTGCTTCTGCGACTACTCCTCAGATAAGAATAGATGAGATTACGTGGAGTGTACAAAGTGCAGATTCTACAGCAGATGGTCTTAGTGCCGTGCTTATAGAATTCGATGACGCGACAGATGAAGTTATCGCATATTGTGGTGCGGGCGATGGGTACAAAGATTTCAGAGATGTCGGAGGTTACACAATGGCAGGTACTCCGGGGGCAGTTGCCGATGGGGATATAATTTTTACTACTATTGGTACTGTCGCAGCTAATGATACGTACGATATTACGCTTAAGTGTACGATTAAAGATTAGAAATAATGGCACAGCCATCAGAAATTTATGTAGATCCGTCGATTGCAGGAGATAGTGGTACGGGAACGGTCGGTGATCCCTTTGGGGATCTCGAATATGGAATTGAGCAAACTACCTTCGATACAACGAACGGTACTCGTGTAAACATTAAGGCTGGAACGGACGAAGTTGTGGCGGTCGAAATATCTGCTGCTATGGCCGATACTGGTACTACTGTGGCGTGGGCACCGACAATAACTACACCTTGTATTTTTCAAGGCTATACAACGGCAGCTGGGGATGGAGGCAAGGGTGGCATATCTGGCGGGGGTTCTGTCTCAGTTTATGATGATGCTGCATTTGATTATGTTTTTTTTATTGATCTGCATTGTCACAATACAGGATCGGCTACTGTAATTCGAACAGACGACGAATGTGGGGTGTTTCGCTGCGAGATAGATAATACCTCGGGCAATGGAATCCAAGTGGATCGTGGACTTGTTATAGGGAACTATGTTCACAATGTTGGAGGTGAGGCGATACGCATAGTATTTTCTGGAAATATTATGTTCAATTATATCGAGAATGGCACGAATGATTGTGACATAGCTCTTAGGGCGGGTAATGCCGGTGTTGTTTATCGTAATATTGTGAAAATCGATGGCGCTAGTAACGGCATTCATCCAACTGATCGGCAAGTGATTATGCATAATTCTGTATGGTCTGCTGGGGGAACCGGGCAAGGTATTGCGCAAGTTAACAACGTCGAAATTCAAATGATTTCTAATAATCTTATAGAAGGATTTTCTGGCACGGGTGGGGTAGGTTACGACCTAAATGGTACCAACCAGAGTGTAGATGTATATACTGCGAATGCCTCTTACGACAATGCTACACATTATACAGGTCCAAGTTATTATGTGGATCGTTGGGCATCTTCAGATACGAATGAAACGCTTTCAGCAAGTCCTTTCACTGACGCAACGAATGGGGATTTTTCACCTGTAGATACAGGCTCAGTTAAAGAAGGCTCATTACCGGAAGATTTTGGTGATGGGCAGTAGGTGAGGACAATAGGAAATGACTTACGACGAACCAGCGGTAAGGCTAAGTGGCTAACGAATTCCAAGGGTGGAAAGGGGCGGTAGAGCCCGCAGAGTCAAGCCCAAGCGGTAATGAATTTCAGGGCTGGAAAGGGGCGGTAGAGCCTGCCGAGCCTGTAGCGGGAGGGAATCCTAAAGGGCCTTTAGGCATGCCCCTCTCTAGACCGATAGCAGGACCAATAGGATTATAATATGATTAATTTAGGAATGGTTGTACCTGGGTCTACAATTCTAATTCCATTTAATGCGTTTGATTCAAATGACCCTAGCGCTTCCGTAATTGTTTCAGATTTCGCATTAGCGGATATTGGGATTTATAAAGGAACTTCTATGACGGAAAGAGGCAGCACTACGGGTGTTGTGCTTTTAGATACAGATGGTATTAACATAGACGGTGCTACGGGTATTCACGGATTTAGTATTGATTTGTCTAGTAATGCGACAGCTGGTTTTTATGCTGCAGGATCTAACTATTATGTAACTGTGGGTCCGATTACGGTGGATGGTGCAACGTTGAATTTTGCTGCTGCTACTTTCTCTATTGGTTATCCTGGTGCCATACTAAATACTACTGTTGCTGCTTATACAAGCATCAACGATTTTACGTTGACTGCTGCTAGTATAGACGACGACGCCTATAATGGTTGTCGTATTGTCTTTCATGATGTTGCCAGTGCGGTACAAATGCAGTGGGGAATCGTCGAGGATTATACAGGCTCAGGCTCTCATGTGAATCTATTGGCTGATCCTGGAATTTTCACCTTAACAGCGGCAGATAACGTATCTATTTTTATGCCCGCACTAACTGCTACAGGTAACGGTACTACTGTAGGTACTTCTCTTGATGTAAATACTGATGGCACTGTCCCTTGGAATGCAGCATGGGATGCGGAAGTACAGTCTGAGGTTAATGATGCTCTGGTGGCATTGAGTCTAGATCACTTGATTGCCGTAGCTGATGCTGATGATGTTGTTGATGATTCTGTTATAGCAAAGCTTGCTAACAGCGGAGCTACGGCTGACTGGAGTGCTTATGTTAACACTACGGACTCCTTGATGGCAATTCGTGATCATATAGCCGACGGCACTAACCTCACTGAGGCGGGCGGGGACGGTGATCATTTAACTGCGATCAATCTTCCTAATCAGACTATGAATATCATTGGAAATATTACTGGTAATCTTTCGGGTTCTATTGGAAGTAATCTTGAACTTGGCCCAGCTGAAGTAAATGCCGAAGTAGATACTGCTTTAGCGGGTACTGATTATGCGGAGCATTCAGCAGCAAGTGATTTTGCAGCAACTGCTACGTTAGAGGAAAAGATAACATTCTTGTACATGCTTGCTAGAAATAGAATAACACAAACAGCTACAACTACGTTGCTTAAAGCTGACGACGAATCTACTACGGTAGGCACAAGTACAGTATCGGATGATGGCACAACCTTCATCCGACAAGAGTTTACATAATGAGTTTAGTATCTCTCGTAAAAAACATTTTTCGAGACAAAGCACCTATAAGCATGGAGCAGCAATTAAAGGATCGCTATTGGGGACATATCACCGATCCGCGTCTTATGTCCGAAGACAACTTACCCGATAGACCCTACAAGGCATACAAACATTTAACTGATAGCATGATAAGAGGACGAGAGGGCTTAGTATTTCAGTATCAGTATCAATTGATGAAATTAAGATATTATATTCCTCAGACATTGACGGAAGCACAAGCAATAGTAGATAAATTTAGTGGCGCTAGACTCAAGAGATAAAAGAGCTTCGGCAATAGGAACTACGTTGCCTATGGGGGTTGCTCATGTCTTTGAACATCCTCCAAGTTATTCAGACACTGAAGCAAGCAGAAGACATAAAGCACATCTGTATGCTGTTATTCTTACCATCAAGCCTTCAGATCCTTCTGTATATTATTTATGTACTAACCACAAGATGAGCAGTCCACGTAGAAGGAATAGAGGGCGTAATGGCACATTCGGCTAATCCAGGGTTTAAATCAGGACTTCATTGGGTTTGCTGCGATCGTTGTGGTTTCGACTATTACCACACGGAAGTAAGAGAAGAGTGGAACGGCTTGGTAGTATGTGGAGAGTGCTACGAACCTCGTCATCCTCAAGACTTCGTACGAGGCAAGGCAGATAAGATCGTAGGTGATTGGCCTCGGCGCCCTTGCCCTCCTGTTGTGAGTGTTGCTGCTACGTACAAGGAAGATCTTATAACTATAACCGCAGGGGAGTCTTCTTCTGGTGGTGGGTTTTCAGATACCTTTGATAGTGATGTATCACTTTGGACAGAAACGGCTGCTACTGTTGCGTGGGATGCTGGTGGTGGAGATGGCCAAATGGAAGTATCTACTTTCTTTACTCCGGCAGAAGCAGATAGAAGTTTTACTACGGTATCCGGAGGAACACATTCCGTGTCGGTAAATGTACGTGCATTTACTACGGGTAGTAATGATCGAGTTGATATTTGGATCGGATCAACCCAAGGCGCCAAAGACCTATTAGACGAAACAGGACGTTCTTCAACGGGCACCTATTCTAGTAGCTTCGTAGCTACGGGTACAACTTCTTGGATTCGTATTCGAGGATACGACAATTTAAGTGATGCAGGAGGCGTACAAGTTGATGACATAGTTATAGGCGCAGCTTCAATTTCAACTCCTTCAACCATCACGGGATTGGATTTTCATCACGAAAGAATTCCTCGGGCATCTTTTAGTGTACCAGGGACTGAGCTAATTACAGATCCCAATTTAGGCGTATTAAACGGATGGGCAGAAATAGGTAGTGATGGTGTTTATGATTTTACTATAGGCGGGCAAATAACTGTCAGTGATAGTGGCGCAGGAGCAAACGAAGCTATCAACGGAGGCATCGCTACAGGAAGTGCGGGAGCGTTGGCAGTACTGAAAGACGGATCTACTTACGATGTTAGAGTTACGTTAGGTTCAATATCTATAAGTAGCGGAACGTTAGTTTTTGATAGTGACATAGGAGATGCTGTAGCAATTACGCTATCCTCGGGAAGTACTAATTTGGTATATCGTAATGCGGTATGGACCTACAATGATACGGGAGGCTTGGGACGAGATGGAGTATTTAGAATGGTAACGAGCAGCCTAGATGGTATTGTTGTTGTGGAACACATAAGCGTAAGGGAAGTAGGTAGTTTATAAATGGCAGTATCAGACTCAACTAATTTTGTAATCACGAGGGATGACGTAATTCAGGAGGCCCTAGAGCAGGTTGGGTATCTCAGTGTAGAGGAATCTCCCACAGCTAACGATCTTACTTCTTGCACACGAACATTGAACATGTTAGTAAAGGCGTGGCAGGGAAGGGGACTTAATATCTTCCGTTTGAAGGCGTCAGCATTGTTCTTATCTAAGGATAAGAACGATTACATACTAGGGGGATCGTCCAGCGACCGATGGGGATATAACTACGGATTTACTGCCCTTAACGGAGCACAGGCAGCTTCCGCTACCGCGATGACGGTAGACTCCATCACGGGCATGGTTGCTTCGGACAAGATAGGCATCAAGCTCGCCGATGGTACGATGCATTGGGATGTGATCAGTGGTTCTCCGACGGGCACGACAGTGACCCTTACCACAGGATTGGCAAGTGCAGCGTTGGATAACGCTGTCGTGTACTTCTACACGGCTACTACGGAGTTGCCGATGAGGGTAATCCACATGCTGCATCGTAACTCAGGAGGGACGGAGACTCCGGGGCACGTCTGGGAGTCCTACGAGTACGTTTCCCTGCCTAACAAGACCAGTGATGGTATCGCCCTACAGGGGTGGTTTGACAGGCAGCAGGCGGCTCCTGTCTGGCATGTGTGGCCACAGGAGAGCGTAGTAGATTCTGCACATATCTTGTACGTACAAAATCAAGTAGATGATTTTGACTCAGGTACGGATGATGCCGACTATCCCCAAGAGTGGTATTGGGCACTGTCTCTTGGACTAGCCAAGGCTCTTATACCCAAGTACGGGGTACCGTATACCACTGCTCGTGAGATCACGATGCAGGCGACGGATGCCTTGGAGGAAGCAGAAGGCTTTGACAGGGGAGAGACAATATACTTTCAACCTAATCACCGAGATGTAAGTGGATAATAGTACGAATATGAATAAATGGGAAATAGAAGAGGATGTTAGAACGCTTCAGCGAGCTGCAGAAATACAAAGAGATTCTAAAAGGATCAAGAAAGCATTAGCAGAAGCCAAAAAGCAAAAAAATCTTTTAGATTTACTTATAACTAAGAAGTAATTATGGCTAAGACACGCATACCTCTTGCGGTAGCGATGAACATCGATGAGCACGCCAGTGGCTCTGTCTCTCGCTTTTCTTCGTTTGTACACAACGGAGTCATAGCAGATGACGACGCCGAGCCGGATAAGAAGACGTTTGTAACACAACGTCCTTCCGTTTATCAGTTCATGGACCCTGCAGATTCTTCTGTAGGGAATACCAAAGGGCGTGGACTGTATTACAAAGGATCGAGCAACACTCGTTACATTGTAAACAGTAACGAGGTATATAGCCCTGGTTATGATACTTCCTTGGGTACGATAGGAGGAGGTACTAAGAAAGTCCATCTACAAGAGCTGGACACAAATGTTACTCTTGTGGATTCAGAGAATAATCAAGGGTGGACTATAAGTGGTACAGGGACACCCACCGAGATTACAGATGTAGACTTTCCTCCGAAAGCTACAGCTTCTTTAACGTTGTGTGGTGGGAATGTTACTCTTAACGGGTATATGTTTGTAGGGACAACCAACGGTAGGATCTATAACTCAGACAATGGAGATGCTACTGCCTGGAGATCTACGGGGTTTGTTTCCGCAGAGCGGAATGTAGATGGTGGTACCCACATACTTAAGCACCATGATCACATTGCTTTTCTCGGCGCTTACTCTCTTGAGTTTTTCTACGACGCAGCTATTGCCTCTCCTGCATCTCCTCTGCAACGTCGCTCAGATCTCTATTACACCATAGGGTGTGCGTCCAGTGAAAGTGTGTGGACTAGTGGAGATCGTACTATGTTCGTCGGAACCGATGGTTCCGGGGGTATGGCAGTATACAAGCTTGAGAACTTTAAGCTGTCTAAAGTATCACCGTATGGCATGGATGCATTTCTTACAGATGTTCTTATAGACAGTACTTTGTATAGCGCGGTAGGTAGTGGCTTTAGTGCCTATGGTCGTATGTTCTACATACTCACGATACACACTACTCCAGATGACATAAATTCTACACAGTCGTTTGTATACGATGTTACCCGTAATGTCTGGATGACGTGGGGTACGGAGAACATGACAGTGCTAGATGCCAACGGGGAGTTTCCGATGGTTGATTGGGCGCTGTACACAGGAACCGCACCAAGAATTGGTGAAGGTCTTATGGCTAATGGGGCGTTGTTTACTGTCAGTAATGATCTTACCCCTACGGATACTTACGGAGAGTTGGCATATCTTATAGACAGTGATGCGTACATAGCTACGGATTACTTCTCGGATACGGCAGGTACGGATACCAACATCGAGTTCAAGATAAGAACAGGGCATCAGGACGGAGGTACATCCAATCGCAAGTTTGTATCGGAGCTTAGGGTTATTGGAGACTTCACGGACACAGACTCCAACAACGCGACCATACGATGGTCGGATGGAGATCACAGTACGTACTCTACGTACTCAAGAAGCATCAACCTTGGGAGACAGGCTAGTATCAAGATGAACGGTTCGTTCAACAGACGTAGTTGGGAATTGCTGTATTCCAATGCAGATATTATCCGACCAGAAGCTGTGGAGCTGTTTGTACGCGAAGGCAGAAGTTAACTTTTAATATGGAAACTACGTCCCATATTTTTAAAAGAGACGGGGTCTTCTTTTAATGGCACTTAAGTTTCCAGGTGGAGCACCTTCCGACGATGAGGCATGGTCGGAGCGCTGGCGTAGATGGTTAGGCGACTTAGGTGAATGGCTAAATTCACAAAACGAAAATACAGCACACACCTTAGCAGCAAGCGCTACAACTTTTAAAGCCGCTTCTAATCTAATGACAATAACGGGAGATGGTGGGGGTAATACCATAGCTACTATCACCGAAGGGGATAACGGACAATTCCTTACTCTCATATTCGTAGATGGAAATGTAACAATTACAGATACAGCAGGACACACGACAAATACAATTGATCTGTCTGCTGCATTTACATCAGCAGATGATACAGTACTTCAACTAGTATTTGATAACACCAGTTGGTATGAAGTAAGCAGATCAGTAAATTAAGAGATAACAGAGAATGGTAACAGTTGTAACACGAGCAGGTAAAGGATCTGCCCTTACTCACGGGGAGATGGATGCCAATATCAATAACCTCAACATAGGCAAGTTCGCATCCGTACCCGCCACTACAAGTGGAACCAATACGGTTACAGTGTCGGATGATCCCACAGAGGGAGCGTACGAAACGAATCACGTATACGAGTATCAGATAGGAGGTACGAATACAGGTGCGGTTACTCTTGCCATCGACGGGCTTGCTGCAACAGCAGTACAGACTGTCGCGGGAGATGCGCTTGTAGGGGGAGAGTTAGTAGACGGACAAACGGCTTTATTTCTTTACAATGGTACCAATTTTAGATTGCTTAATCCTTGGGCACCCAGTATCCATATATATGCAGGTACAACGGCACCTGTTGCTGTCGGGCAATTGGATATTGCTACTGACGTTACCGAGAGTACTTTTGAATCAGTAGGTAAAACAGGAAGTGGAGCAACTAATATATGGACCGCGCTAGACAGTATTAGTTCTACCGCAACTGCGGTTATGCTCAATGTTGAAATAGGAAATACCAACGAAGCGGGAAACTTTCTTAATCAGGTATCATTCAGACCAACAGGAACTTCGTGGTCCGAGGCACAATCCTCCCAAATTGAGTTTGTAACCAGTGCTGATGCGGGAACCGATGACACCAGTCATATAGGTTTTATCATAGTACCTTTGAATAGTAGTCAGCAGTTTGATGTAACTTGGACTTCGGCTGCAGCAACGGTCACGGCTACTCTTACTTACTTAGGTTATTGTGGGTAATGGATAGGAAAAAATAATATGGGAATGTTTGATTTTGTTACAGACAACATAGGTACGATTGCCGGGGGAGTCGGAGGCTTTATGCTTGGCGGGCCGGTAGGAGCTGGTATCGGAATGTCTCTTGGTGGCGGAATGGATGCAGGACGCGCTTCTGGGCGCGCATCAGAGGCGGCAAATGAGCAGCAGTGGAAGATGTACCAGCAGGGAAGAGAAGACACCGCGCCTTGGCGTGAGTTCTCAGCAGGGAACTTGGGTAATTACGGAAATGCTATCAGGGGATTGGAGGATTATTCTTTTGACTTTGATCCGAGTCAAGTAGAGAATACTCCCGGCTATCAGTTCCGATTGGAGCAAGGTAGCGAAAATATGATGAGAGGTATGCGTGCTTCGGGCATGCGCCAATCCGGAGGCATGGCGGTAGATATGATGCAGTACGGGCAGAACTACGCCTCACAAGAATACCAGAATGAGTACCAACGGCAACTGCAAAGCTCTATGGCTAACTACGGATTCCAATCCGATAATGCTAATCGGTACGCAGCGGCAGCAGGGATGGGACAAACCTCCGCAAACCAAGGAGCAGTGACAGCAGCTAACGTAGGCCAGAGCATGGCAGGCTATAGTGCTGCAGGCATAATGGGACAAAACAATGCTTGGGCTGGTGGTATAAACAGTGCTTTGAATGTTGCAGGGAATGCGGGATGGTTCGACGGGAGTCAAACTCCCGGCGGAGTAGGCACGCCTCCTTATTTTCCGACAGGCGGGGGAGGTCCAGGGTATGGTCCCGGAATGGGAAGTGTTTACGGGTAAATCATAATGGGTATCCTAGATCAAATAGCAAATCCTAAGCAAGTAAACATTGGTAACTATTACCAAGGGTTACAGCAGCGACAGGCACGAGCAGCAGAAGTACAGCGGCAGCAAGCAGTTAATCTACAGATGGAGTCTGCAGTTCTGGGGAACGAACGTGCCCGTACACTATTGGATCACTTGCTGGAAGATCGTCCCGAAACTTTAAGGAAGCGCAGCGTACAAAAGAAGCTCGACAAAGCCGCGTTAGAAAATGTTGAGATCAAGACTAATCTGGAACGACAGGAACGAGTGTTCATGGCCTTGCGCGATTCCGCAGGACAGCAGGACTACGACCAGAGGCTAGCCGCACTTAAGCAGCAGTTCGCTCCCGGCTTGACGCCGAAGGAATTCGAACGCGATTGGCTTAAACCTAATGGGATAGGGCCGGAGTACAATAAGGAGTCTATTGCGGCCCTCAGCAGCAAAGTATTAAATACTGTAGGGGAACAACAGGAGCGAATACGCGATCTGCGTGAGCATCAACAAGCCTTACAGATGGAGGCTGCAAAAGCAAGAACCAAAGCAGCGGGCGTATCTGGAAATCCTAAATACCAAAGAACAGAAACTCAATTTGTTTCTGATATGAACAAGGCCGCAGCAAATAGAGATCAATTAGCTTACGGGATAGCCGAAGAAGGTCTGATGAAATTCAGACAACGGGTAGCTTTGGAAGAACGCGAAGGCGACGAAAAGGAAATGAAGACTACTCTTGTAGACATTTTTCCTGGAGTACGGAAAATAGAATCCCCTAACTTCGATCCTGATACAAGTGATATTGATTGGGATAGTTATAATAGTATGAAATTGAATTATAGAACGTTACTTAAAGATCCTAAATCAGATACGTTTAGAGATCATAAGAAAACAGCACAAAGAATCGAACGCAATTGGAAAGAAGTGCATGTTGAAGGATTTGAAATCATTGGACAAGGAAGTTTAAATCCCTTTAAACCTGATACAATTAAGTATATACCTACGACATTAGAA